CTAGAGTCTGTGTTGTGTGGGGAGTCTGATGGTAAAGCATTTTCAAGAGACTTTGCCTTTGCAAACGCAAAAGGTAAAAAATCTAATTTACTTTTCCGTACCAGAAAAGTGGGTACAGTATCCCCAAGCCCAGATTGTAGTAATCTAAACTTTACGCTACACAAAGGAAATGAGTTTTTGTTGGAGATGTTTGAGGAGTCTATCAATGTTTGACAAAAAAGTAAGGGATTACCTGGGCCTCGGGAAGACAAATGGAGATTTTGGTATTGAGATTGAGATGGAGTATAACAAACACGTCTCAGATCAAATAGGTGATAAACTAATTGACACGTGGAGATTTGAGGCAGATGGGTCTCTTCGTGGCACCTCCGCTGAACTTGTTACACGTAAACCACACCCCCAAAAAGATATCCCCGATCTGATTAGAAACCTGTCTGATTGTCTGGCGAATGATGGAGTAAAAATTAAAAAATCTATCCGTGCGGGTATTCATGTTCACATGAATATGCAGGAGAATACTATTGGTGATGTATTCAGACTCATGGCTGTATACCTACCACTAGAGACGGTACTAACAGACTGGTGTGGCGATGGCAGACAAGGTAATCTGTTCTGTATGAGATCCAGGGACGCCTTGGGGATGACAGAATATTATACAAACGCAGTGAAGGCTGGTGATTTGTATATGCTTCGCACTGATGATCTTCGTTACTGCACCATGAACCTACAATCATTGTTCCTTTATGGGTCTGTGGAGTTCCGAGCTTTGGCGACAGATCCAGACCTCACGAACATCATCACATGGTGTAAAATTCTAGGTAGACTGAAAGAGTTCTCTCTACAGAACAAGTCGGTATGGGAAATTACATCTGAAATCTCTGGTATGGGTCCGAGACATTGGGCACAATCCGTATTGGGGGAAGACATTATGAAACTGGTTGACTCCGGGGATCTTGAAAGGGACATCATGGAAGACCTTCGTAATAATCAATACCTCCTATCTGAACTCAACAAGAAAGGCCTCTAAAATGTTTATATACCCTTATAAGGCCGGTTCGCAGTCCGCTAAAAACTTGGCGGAAGCCCTTGGGGCTAAACGTATTAAGCTGGAAGGATCGAAATTTAAAGGAGACCCATCTAAAATTGTTATTAATTGGGGATCAAGTTCTATGAGTGAACAAACAGAAAAATGCCAAGTCCTTAACAAGCCTGCTGCTGTAGCTATGGCTTCAAACAAACTTACCTTCTTTAACAAGGTGAAAAATATTGTATCCATCCCGGAGTTTACGACTAAATCTGATGTTGCTAAGGAATGGATTGAAGAAGGCAGCACCGTACTGGCACGTACTACGTTGACCGGACACTCCGGCGAGGGTATCTATGTTATTGAGAGCATGGAGGAGTTTGATAACTTCAATAAAAACTCTGCCAAAGTGTGGGTAAAGTATATTCCAAAGAAAGATGAATACCGGGTACATGTTGTTGCTGGTAAGGTTGTTGATGTAAGACGAAAGGGTCTTCGTAACGACTTTAATAAAAATAATGCCAATTGGAAAATCAGAAACCATGGGAATGGATTTGTGTTTGTTAAGAACGATGTAGATCCTCCCCAAGAAGTGTTGGAGCAATCTGTAGCTGCAATTGCTGTTTGTGGTTTGGACTTCGGGGCTGTTGATGTTATCTGGAATAACTTCCGTGAGAAGGCATTCGTACTTGAAATCAATACTGCACCTGGACTTGAGGGTTCTACTATTGATAGTTACTCTGAAGCATTCAACTGGCTATATGCAGAGGAAGATCGTTACAAGCAATGGGATGAACGTCGTAAAAAGATCCAATCTGAATATATGAGTACTATTATTAAAAGTAAAAAGGTTGCACTAAATCTTGATGACTATCTTGAGATGGATACCCCCCAACCTACACCTTGGGGTTGACAAATAGGAAATAGTGCTTATATAGGAGTATAGGACATGGAAATTGGGGTTAAATTCTAAGGAGGAATAATGGGAATACCTATCGACAAGCTGCCACATTCATGTGGTACTCGTCAAGGGCTTCAAGTTTTCGCAAACGAAGAAACAGGTAAGGTAGATGGTTGGTGTTTCGCCTGTAACAAATATATAGCCAACCCCTACGGAGAAGAGAAGACCATTGATGACGTTGACATGCCTCAACCCAAGTCTCCAGAAGAGATTGAAGCAGAGGTGTTGGAAATCAGTGGTCTTCCCACAGTTGATGTCCCTACACGTAAGCTGAGAGGTGAATATCTTGACCAATTCGGGATTAAGATTGGCCTGTCTGAAGAAGATGGTTGTACCCCTGAGAAGATGTACTTCCCTCAGTATGTGGAAGGGGAACTCTCTGGCTACTATGTCAAGACTCTCACCGAACCAAAACACACTTGGTCTATTGGTGAAGTTAAGGGTGCAGAACCCTTCGGATGGCAGAGGGCAAAGAGATCTGGCGCATACAGACTAGTTATCACTGAAGGTATGGAGGATGCCGTCGCAGTAGAGTCCATCATGACTCGCTATGGCAGTGGTGACTATATGCCAGCCGTAATCTCTTTGACGAACGGGGCAGGTTCAGTTGACAAAAACCTGTCCCAGATTGCGAAAGAAGCGAGGTCTTTGTTTAAAGAAATCGTACTATGTTTTGATGACGATGAGCCTGGGCAGAATGCTGTTGCTAAAGCTATGCAGTATTTCCCCAAGGCTCTGACAGTAACCTTGCCTGAGAAGGACGCAAATGATTGTATCCTGAAAGGCTCTCAGAAGGCCGCCTATAAGGCACTTGCCTTCAAGGCTACTACTCCTAAGAACAGTAGACTAGTGGTGGCTGACGAGGCTCTCCACGTCGCTGCTAGGGAACCCACACCATACGGTCAATTAACTTGGCCCTATGACAAGATGAATAGCCTTCTTCGTGGCATTAGATACGGAGAAACTATTTATATTGGTGCTGGTGTTAAGATGGGTAAGAGTGAGTTGCTTAATGATATTGCTGCTCACTTCGTCAAAGAACATGGTGTAAAAGTTTTCATGGCTAAGCCAGAGGAGGCAAATAAAAAGACATACAAGCTCATGTGCAATAAGATTGCAGGAGCTGTATTCCATGACCCAGACGTAGAGTTTGATTACGATGCTTACGATAAGGCTGGGGAAATTCTTCGTGGCAACCTAATTATGGTTGACCTTTATCAAGAGATGAGTTGGGACCACCTAAAACTCGACATTGTTAATGCAGCTGCTCTTGGCTGTAAAGCTATTTTCATTGATCCAATTACTAACTTGACTAATGGCATGAATGCTGCTGATGCAAACACTAAGCTACAAGAAATTGCACAGGGTTTGTCGTCACTGGCGCATGACCTAGAAGTTGTCATCTTCATCTTCTGCCACCTTAAGGCCCCGGAGGGGTTCATTAGTAAGGATGCGCGGGAGAAGAAGTATGCTAAGGGTGAGTACACCCGCCTTGGTAATTGCCCCCACGAGTTTGGAGGCACTGTTCAGAGTGCTCAATTCGCGGGGTCTAGGGCAATGATGAGAAGCTGTAATCTAATGATCGGCTTGGAAGGTAACAAAGACCCAGAACTCCCGGAAGAAAACAGAAACCTAAGACAACTAACTATCCTCGAGGATAGGGAGTTTGGTAACGCAGACAGTACAACTTTGTACTGGAATAGAAACACTACACTATTTAAACAGGTGTAAAATGCACGAAATTGAAGAGCTATACCTAAGTATATACAAACAAAAAGTAAACACTATGGGTCGTATCCTAGGTGGGGACTATTCTGCTGGAGAGGATGTAACCCAAGAAGCATTTTGTCGAGCATGGAAATTCTACCCTTCGTTTGACCCTAATATTGGTAAGTTGGAAACGTGGTTTAATGCAATCCTTTACAATTCTCTCAGGGATTACCAACGGGAGATGAAAGGAGAACCCTCTTCACAAGCCAAAGAGATTAGCCCAGAAGATGTGCTGATGAATATCAATACAGACTTTACACTTATTCGTAAGGAGATAGGTGAGATAAGGAATAATAAGCACCGACGGGTATTAGAACTATTCTTTATCATGGGCTATACTTCAACTGAAATTAATCAAATTGAGGAGAAGGTAAGTGTGAGTAATGTAACCACCATTGTTAATAGATTTAGGGAGGATATTTCTGATGAATGATGCACTTATTGTACAGCTACTGATGGTAGTAGCGGCAATTGTGATTGCACTATTTGTGTTTAGATGATCTTTGATGTGGAAGCTGATGGTCTCTTAGACGAGGCCACTAAGATCCACGTCCTTGCATACAAGAAAGACGGTAAGGTACATCATACTCATGACTATGATGAGATGAGAAGTATTCTTACCAAAGCCGACATCCTTATTGGACATAATTGTATCTGTTATGATATTCCGCTATTAGAAAAGTTGTTGGGCATTAAGATTAAGGCACGTCTTATCGACACACTAGCCTTATCTTGGTATCTAAACCACACTCGTATTCGTCATGGCCTTGAAGGATATGGTGAAGACTACGGTGTGCCTAAGCCAGAAGTCAACGACTGGCACAACTTGTCTAAAGAGGAGTATGCACACCGTTGTATAGAGGATGTTAAAATCAACTCTAAACTCTGGCAAAAACTTAAAACTAAGCTGCTCCGTATCTATGGAACGAAGGATGATGCAGATAGGCTCATCAATTACCTTACGTTTAAGATGGAGTGCGTCAGAGAACAGGAAAGAAGTGGTTGGAAATTTGATCGCGATCTCACTGTCCGTACCCTTGACACACTATATGAAGAAAAAGAGGAGAAAATCCAAGCTCTATCTAGGGCAATGCCAAAGGTCAAGAAGTACGCAACTAAGATAAGACCTAAGAAACCATTCAAGGCTGATGGTACGTGGTCAGTTGTCGGAGCCAAGTGGTTTAACCTTCTTAGACGAGAAGGACTACCTGAAGATTACACTGGAGAAATCCAAGTGTTGTTGCGGGAGGACGAACCAAATCCAGGAAGTCACGATCAGATTAAACAATGGTTGTACTCATTAGGCTGGGTTCCAACAAGCTTCAAGTATGACAAGGATAGTAATGGAAACGAACGACAAATCCCACAAGTAAGGGTAGAAGGTGACGACGGTAAAGAATTATGTGAGTCTGTAAAGAAACTCATTGCTAAAGAGCCAGCGATTGAGTTGCTTGAAGGTCTTAGTGTAATCAATCATCGTATCTCTATCTTTGAGGGGTTTCTTAAAAACGAGAAGGACGGACAGCTAAGGGCTACTGTAGGTGGCTTGACCAATACTCTTAGGTTTAAACATAGGATATTGGTAAATCTTCCGGGTGTACATAAACCTTGGGGAGAAGAAATCCGTGGCTCTCTTATTGCACCTGATGGGTTTGAGTTATGTGGCAGTGATATGTGTTCTCTTGAAGAGAATACTAAGAAGCATTACATGTACATCTATGACCCAGATTTTGTAAGAGAGATGTCAAAGCCCGGATTTGATGCACACCTTGACTTGGCTAAATATGCTGGTGTCGTAACACAAGAGGAGATTGATGCTTATGTAAGGGGAGAGGATTGGGCTGTATCCAAACTCAAACCCATTCGTAAAATCTATAAGGCTGCTAACTATGCATTAACTTGGTGCATATAAAATCATGTGAACTCAGGGGACACCTAGAACAGGCAATCCTGAGCCAAGCTAGGAGAAATATTTGATAAGGATTAGAAACGGAAACCATGGGGAAGAGGGGTTTACTGCCTCTCCTAACAAATACCCCAATAAGGTTTTTAAGGATAAGTCGTGCCGACAATGTGGAGAAGTATTTTCTCCAGTTGGACCATCTCACCACTACTGCTCTGACAGTTGTAGGGACAAAGCTTCAACCAACAACTATTACATCAAGAACTATGGTGTATCTTTAGGGGAGGTTGAAGAAATGTTCTTGGAGCAAGGTGGGAAATGTGCTATTTGCAAGCAAGAGGGGTTCAAAATGAGGGATGTCCACAAGTCCTCCCTTAATCTCGACCACTGCCATGACACTGGTTTGGTCAGAGGACTCCTTTGCCACAATTGTAACAGGGCTTTGGGGCTTCTAAAGGATGACAAAAATATCTTATCTAATGCTATTGAATACCTAGAAGGTGCAACGACTATCCCGAAAGGGAGTAGGGTCAAGTGGCCCGAAGCGCATGACACTTCTGATGAGGAGTGATGATATAGTCTGGTCTGTATGGGGACATACAGCAGCAGGAAACTGCGGGGCAAGATTAACGACCTTGCTTGAACACTACGGTATTTATGGTGTTGGTGCAGCCAAGCTGGCTAGGGAAACTGGCCTATCTAAGAGCAAAGCTAAAGCTCTCATCGAAGCCTATTGGAAACGTAATTGGGCAGTGAAGAAGCTTTGCGAAGAAACCACTATCAAACATATTGATGGTGAAATGTGGTTGTACAACCCTGTATCTCGGTTATGGTACTCTCTTCGTTCCGAGAAAGACATTTTCTCAACACTGAATCAAGGTACTGGTGTATTCTGTTTTGATAGCTGGATTAGAGCTTTCAGAAATACACGACCACAACTCACTGGGCAATTCCACGACGAGTGTGTGCTTACAATTAAGAAAGGTAGCAGGGATAAGTGTGTAAAATTATTGAAGGAGTCTATTGAAAAGGTGAATGATTCATTAAAGCTTAATGTCAAATTGGATGTGGATATTCAGTTCGGTGCCACTTATGCCGATGTACACTAATACATGTATAGTTCCGTCTGATGGCTATATAAACACCGACGGGTATATTAGGGTACTAGATAAGCCCAGGTCTTGTGGCGGTAGACTTAAAATGCTGCATAGGATTGAGTGGGAGAAAATAAATGGCAGTATCCCAGATGACTATGAGATCAATCATAAATGTAAAAACCGGATGTGTTGTAATGTAAATCATCTGGAGATCCTTACAAAAAGTGATCACAAATCTAAAGATAACTCTCTAAGATACAAGGAGAGGGAAGATCAGATTGTGGCATTCTATATGAAGAATGAAATCACTCAACAAGAATTAGCCGATACTTTCGGAGTAAGTCAGCCCGGCATATCTAAAATACTGAATAGGAGGATAGTAAATGTCTCTTAACGCAAAGAAAGCCCCAGGTGGAGGCTCTAAACGTCCCCGTCAACCAGCACTAGAAGCTGGTACATACCCTGCACGACTGGTGCAAGTTATTGGCCTTGGTACACAAAAACAACGGCCCTTTCAAGGACAAGAGAAAGACCCTCGCTTTGAAATCTACACCACATATGAACTCTTAGATGAGTTTGTATTGGACGAAGAGGGAGAGGAGCAAGAAGATAAGCCTAGGTGGATTAGTGAGCGACTGCCTCTCCATGCCTTGGACAGTGACCTTGCAAAGTCCACTAAGCGTTATTACGCCCTTGACCCCAAAGAAACTCATGGTGGCGATTGGGGAGAGCTTGTTGGCACGGCTTGTATGGTGACAATCACCAAGACCAAAGATAAGAAAGGTAAGACCGATGATAACGGAGAGCCTATCTATTACAATAATGTGGCAAGTGTTGCAACCATGCGGGACAAGGATGCAAAAAAAGCTGAGGGTTTGAAGAACGAACCGAAGGTTTTTGACCCCACAGAACCAGAGATGGAAGTGTTTCTCTCTCTGCCCGATTGGCTTCGTGATACCATCAAAGAGGCTCTTGACTTTGACGGAAGTCCTCTCTCTAAAGCCCTTGATGGAGTGGATGAAAAAGAGGAAGCCAAGAAACTTCGTAAGTCTGATGATAAGTCTGACAAGAAAGAGGAAGACTCTGACGATAAAGATGAAGAAGAGTCTCAGAATGATGATTGGTAATATCTAATACCACCGGATTGTTGGAACCGGGATGCTGGTTATGATATAGGTAATCTACTGGGCAGTGTGCCACTTGGTTTGTGGAAGCTGTCCAGTAAACAGCTTAACCCCTGATTACCACCAATAGATATGGAGAAAAAATTGAAGAAAACTCTCGAACAAGAAATGAAAGTAATGAGTATCGCTCGTGTGGTGAGTGATAAGCGACTTAAGGGGTCTGGCCTATCTAAGGGTGACGAGGTAATGATTATTGCCACAAAAGATGTAGCCTTTAAGAAAGATGATCCCTATCTTAAGCGTACACTAATGGTAGTGTGTCGTATTGTGGATGATGAAGTACTCATCCCCAAAGATGGAACAGAGGACAAGGCCATTGTGGTTGATCCACGTAGTCTTGAACTAGTCTCCAAAGAGAGGCAAGATGATCTTATCAATAGATTTAATTCCAAATACAACGGATGACCCCTGTGACGATTGTAGCCATTGGCTAGGGAGAATATAATGAGTAGAGATTACTGGTTTATTTCTGATACCCATTTCTTCCACGAAAATATTTTAAAGTGGGGTAGGGGCGAGTTCTCTTCTATCGAAGAGATGAACGAAGTTATGGTTGAAAGGTGGAACTCTGTTGTCAAAAAGGGTGACAGGGTATATCATTTGGGTGATGTATGGATGGGACCTTCAACCCACGAGCAACGAGCCAGACTTTGGAACAGGCTTAACGGATCAAAAAGCCTCATTGTGGGGAATCACGATGATATTAAGTATATGTCTAAAGGCGGCTTCTTTCGTAAGATTGAACTGTGGAAGGTGTGGCAAGATAGAAATCTTCTTTTCACCCATGTTCCCGTACACAAAGACTGTATCTACGAAAGAGTGAATAGGACTGGAGAAGCGCTCAATATTCATGGGCACACGCATCTTAATGGCTCCCCAGAAGGTCCGTACAGAAGTGTGTGTGTAGAACTCAATAATTACACACCAGTAAATTTGGAGGATTTGTGATGAATAGACTAGAAGTTGATTTGGAAGAAACACCATCTGAGACAGCATCTAGGCTTATTTTGGCTATAGAAGAGTTGCAATCAGAGGGGACTAGACAGCAGGTTTATGATTTGGTTTCTACATTCCTGAATGATTTCTATTCCCTGTCTTTTAAATCTGGTTATGACAAGGGTTATGATGCAGCTGTATATAGTAGGTGAGGATATATGAAATCATCAATTGGTGTATATCATCCTAGTCATATAAAATCCCTAAAAGATTTTTATAGGGAGTCCGACCCAACAACATGGCCTTTTTATACCATTGTCATGCCTCTCACTGCAGAGGGGTATGGACCAGCAGACTTGAATGAGTGTCATGAGTTAACATGGGAGGTTTGGGACAGATTTTGTAATAGTTACGGGTCTTTTAAATACCTCCCAGAAGCTATTGGTCATGCAATAGATCTGAATAAGGAACTGTTTAATGCAACCGCTGATTGATGGAGATATTTTACTTCACGAAATTGGTTGGTCGGGTGAATTTAAGGACAGAGAAACTGGAGAGGAAATTTTACTGCCCTTTGACAAAGTGTCTGAAATCTTAGACGAGAAAATTAAATATATCTGTGAAGATGTTGGAGCTACAGAACCCCCAATTATCTACATTACAGACTCAGAACAGATTAACAGGCAAGTAAACAGACTACGTAAATGGCAAGGGGAGCCTCCACTTGTTTTCGTACCAAATTTCAGGTATGCTGTGGCCAAGACTCGTCCTTATAAAGGTAATAGGAAAAACCCTAAACCTGAACACTTCTACAACATCGTCTTCTACCTAATGGCAAATTATAATGTTGTTGTATCAGAAGACGGACTAGAGGCAGATGACATGATGTGTATCGAACAAGCACGTCGTGGTGACGAGACTATTACTTGCTCTCGCGACAAAGACCTTCGCATCTGTCCCGGCTGGCACTTCTCTTGGGAGTGCGGCAATCAACGAGCTATTGGGCCAGTACATACAGATCGTATTGGTTGGCTTGAAATGCACATTACCGAAACCACAAATGAAAAGACTGGTAAGGTAAAAGTTGATAAGAAGGTTATTGGGTATGGACTAAAATTCTTCTACTACCAAATGTTGGTGGGGGATACTGCTGATCACATCCCTGGGCTTAAGGGGTGGGGTACAGTTGGTGCATACAAACTGCTTAATGATTTGAATACAGAAGATGAATTGTTTAAGGCTGTTAAGAGTGAGTATATCAATACCATGGGTAAAGACATGGCTAAAGAGTACTTCTTAGAGCAAGCAAATCTTTTGTACATGGTCCAAGAAAAAGGAAAACGCTTTAGTGTTTAACAAACAATTGTTTATCGTCATTATTGGAATTCTATCCAACTTTATTCTGTTGGGGTGTGGTGCTGCATTTCTGTACCAAACCTTTGGGTGGGAACTTGCTGGTATTGTTACAGCAATTGCCACTATCACAGGGTTTATGTCAACAGAAGTTGGTTACATTGAGGAAATTGATGAGTAATGGCTAGACTCATTCCTAGAGAAGTCTTAGATTTGCCGGGTAAAGGGGGAAGGCCCAGTGGACCGAAGGTTCGCTGTAGTGGTAAGTGGACGGAAGCCCGTTACAGAAGCTTTATTACAAGTTGTCTGAGACAGGGCTCTCGTCGTTGGGCACCAATTGGAGAGGTACAAAAAGAGGCAAGAGTATCTCGTGGTGTCTATCTTTGCGCTGGGTGTGGGAAACATGTTCCAGCAACCACTAAAGTGGGCCGTAAAAGACAACAGAATGTTTTTGTAGACCATGTAAATCCCATTGTAGATCCTGATATTGGTTTTACTACTTGGGATGAATACATCGAGAGGATGTTCTGTGAAAAAGAAAACCTACAACTGTTATGCAAATCTTGTCATGATATTAAATCTGATGATGAGAGAGCAAGAGCTGTTATTAGAAGAAAGAAAGAAAAATAATGCAGATTGATATGAACCGATTTGATGAAATTCAACACACACCACTCCGAGTATACAACCGCACTGTAGTTGCATTTAATCTTATGGAAGACTATGGTCAACCAGCAGTGGTGAAATACCTAGAACTATTTAGTGAGGACGAGAAAAAACAGATTGTTCTCATGAACCAATTTATTAAATCTAAGGGCAAAGAAGCAGCACATAAGTTTGCTATTCGTGATTTGAAAGTTGATGATTACGAGGAGGAAGAACATGTCTGCAACTAAGTTTGATGAAGAAAAGGTAAGACTAGAACTTGTCCCGACAGAACTTATCTGGGCTGTCGGGTCCATTCTTACCTTTGGGGCAATTAAATATTCGGCCCGTAATTGGGAACTTGGTATGGACTGGTCAAGAGTATATGGTGCCCTACAAAGACACCTCAATTCTTGGTGGAGTGGTGAGAGTAACGATCCAGAGACGGGCAAATCTCACCTATGGCACGCTGGTTGCTGTATTGCATTCCTAATTGCCTATGAACAACGTGGTGTTGGGGAGGATGATCGTGAGTCTTCTTAAATCACAAACAGTTTGTTGGGTACTAATTTTTATGTTTTTAGCGGCTAATATCATTTGGCCATGGAGTCTGTAATGACAGCAAGAATTCTAATTTTGGATATTGAGACAGCGCCAAATATTGCTTATGTTTGGGGGGCTTGGAAGCAAAATGTTGGACAGAAGCAGTGGCTAGAGAAAAGCCATATTATGTCCTTCGCTTCTAAGTGGCTAGGAGAAGATGAGATCTTCTACATGGACAATAGGAGTAATAATAACAAAGGAATTGTTACTGTACTATATGAACTTCTTAACCAAGCGGATATTGTTGTGGCCCATAACGGTCAACGATTTGATCTCCCGGTTATTATTGGGCGTGGTGTTGTTCATGATCTTACTCCCCCCAGCCCTTATTTTGTCGTTGACACATTCCAAGTGGCACGACGAGAACTTAGACTGGTAAGCAATAGTCTAGCCAATCTGTGTGAGGATCTGGGTCTTCCTATGAAGCAAGACCTTAAGAAATTCCCTGGGTTTCAACTTTGGCTTGAATGTCTCAAAGGTAATGATGAGGCTTGGGACGAGATGGAGGAGTATAACAAACATGATGTTGTATCTCTTGAAGCTTTGTACCTACGCCTACGTCCTTATGTGCGCAATCACCCTAACGTTAGTCGTGATGATACTAATGTGGCTTGCCCTAAGTGTGGGAGTGGGCGTATCCAGTATCGTGGTTACTACTACACTCGTGCTGGCCTGTGCTACCGTCGCTTTGTCTGCCTTGATTGTGGCGGATGGAATAGAGTAAGACATAGTGAAAAGGATAAAAACCCTAATGGTCGAAACGCTACCTAAAGAATTGTTGGAATGTGTTTATTATATATCTGGTAAATTGTATTGGAGAGGAGATCAACGCTATCCTCACTGCCGAGTAGGGTGCCACAATACCGAGGGATACAGAGTGTTTGGTTGGAAAGGTAGGCAGTACAAGGAGCATCGAGTCATCTTTTTCATTTTTAATGAGTATTTGCCAAGTCAAATTGACCACAAAAATGGTATTAAAGATGACAACAGGTTTGAAAATCTCAGGGAATGTACAGCCGAAACAAATCAATATAATCGTAGTGATATTCTAGGTTATAGAAAAAAGAATGGTAAGTATGAGGCCCGCATTTCTCATAACGGAAAACGTAAAGCATTGGGCACTTACAGTTGCCCGACGGCTGCCCGTCTTGCATACTTGAAAGCTACTAAAGAGATGTACGGTGAATGGGGTCGTGTACGGTTTGCAGAAAAAGATAGAACACCGGAAGGAAGAAACGCAACATGAATTTTAACGACTACCAAAAACAAGCAAAAAGCACAGCTATTTTTCCACGACACGAGGCTTTCCCTTACCTATCACTTGGATTGGTAGGGGAGGCTGGAGAGGTAGCTGAGAAGGCTAAAAAGGTCATCAGAGATAACTATGGTGTTGTCTCTTATGATGCTGAACAAGATATGGTAAAGGAAATTGGAGATGTTCTCTGGTATTGCGCTGTTCTTCTTGATCATCTTGGTGTTCGTATGGATGATGCTGCCCAAGTAAATTTGGATAAATTGACTTCTCGTAAGAAACGTAACAAGCTGCAAGGCAGTGGCGATGAGAGATAACGTTCTTAGGGCGGGTATTAGACGAGAAATTTCTGCACTTGAAAAGGTACGTTTCGGTTCTACTGGGACCGAACGTATCATTCTTAACCAAATGATTTCTTCTTACAAAAGAATTTTAAAGGATATTCAATGAAAGTATATGGACCTCAAATCCCCATTGCGGTTTGGGCAGACGTACAGAAATACAGACAAGAGGGTGAAACATTTAACCAGAAGTGTGGTAGGATTGCTGGTGCTTTGTCGGATAGTGAAGAACACAGAGATGCGTTTAAAGCCATTCTAAAAGACCAAAGATTTCTACCCGGAGGACGTGTTCAGAGTGCAGTAGGTTCTGTGCGAAGAGTGACAGCGTTCAACTGTTTCGTTATTGGTAAGGTTCCCGATAGTCTAGACGGCATTGCAGACTACACTAAGTCAGCAGCTAAGACCATGCAGCTTGGGGGTGGAGTTGGATATGACTTCTCTGCTATCAGACCAAAGGGAAGCAGGGTAAAGTCCACTCAGTCTGATGCATCTGGACCCCTGTCGTTCATGCAAGTCTTCGATGCTTGGTGTAAAACTATTATGTCAGCTGGAATGAGACGTGGTGCTCAAATGGCCACACTCCGTGTTGACCACCCAGATATTATGGAATTTATCACAGCTAAGATGAATAACCATAACCTGACCCAGTTTAATCTGTCTGTACTTGTTACAGATAAGTTTATGGAGGCTGTTAAAAATGATGAGGGATTTAATCTTGTTTTTGACGGTCGTGTGTATTCTACTGTACGTGCTAGAAGCCTCTGGGACAGCATTCTTCGTGCCACCTGGGATTGGGCGGAACCCGGTGTAATCTTCATTGATCGTGTAAATGAGATGAATAATCTCTACTACGTCGAAGAGATTACAGCTACCAACCCGTGTGGCGAACAACCTCTGCCACCTAATGGTGCTTGTCTACTCGGATCTGTAAATCTTGTTAAATATGTTGAATCTGGTGGCAAGAAAGGCTGGCAACCCTATTTGTTCGATTGGGATCAGTTACATGAAGATCTGCCACACATCGTCAGGGCTATGGATAACGTCATTGACGAAACCATCTACCCGCTTGAGGAGCAGGCCGTAGAAGCGCGAAGTAAGCGACGTATGGGTCTGGGTATCACAGGTCTCGGTAATGTCCTTGGTGCCCTTGGCATTGAGTATGGGAGCACACAGGCACAACAATTCGTATCTGATGTAATGCAGTTTATGGCCAATGAGTGTTATCTTGCTTCGGCCATGTTGGCGAAAGAAAAGTACCCCTTCCCCCTCTTTCTCAAGGAGGAATATCTGGATAGCAAGTTTGTTCAGAAATTGGATAAGGATGTACAACAAGCCATTGCAGATTATGGTATTAGAAACTCACATCTTATCTCTATTGCCCCAACAGGTACTATCAGCCTTACAGCTAACAACGTAAGCTCTGGCATTGAACCTGTGTTTAGTCTTGAGTATGAACGTACTGTACAAACTCCAGACGGACCTCAAATCGAAAAGGTTGAGGATTACGCTTGGAGAGAATGGGGCATCAAGTGCAAGACAGCAGATCAAGTAACTGTAGAAGAACATGTAGCTATGCTCTGTGCTGCTCAACAGTGGGTTGACAGTGCTTGTTCTAAAACTTGTAACGTCGGCAGTGAAGTTACTTGGGAACAGTTCAAAGACGTTTATATGCAAGCATACGAAGGTGGTGCAAAAGGTTGTACTACATTCCGTGCAGATGGTAAACGGTTTGGTATCTTGAATGCCTCTACTTCTGAAGATGTTGTAGTTGAGGAGGATAAACCTTCTGATGAAACTGTCGTAGAGGGTGGTGCCTGTTATATTGATCCAGAAACAGGTATCAGGAGTTGTGAATAATGTGGGCTGCCCTACTCAACTTCTTTGGGTCTGGTATCGTAGGTCAAATTGGGGAACAGCTCAATAGGGCCTATGAGTCCAAACTAGAGGCAGAAAACGATAAGGAACGTATAGAGGCAGATAAGCTTATTGCTACATTAACTGCTCAACAAGCTATCCTTGTTGCAGAACAAAAGCGTTGGCTTACCGCATGGATTAGGCCAGCACTAGCCTTTCCAGTCGTACTATTCGTCTGGAAACTCATCATCTGGGACACAGTTCTTGGATGGGGAGTAACACCATATCCAGGCGACATGATTGCTTGGTTGGTAACAACTATTGTGGCAGCCTATATGCTGACACGACCTTTCGAAAGGAGGTAACTTTGCTCTCGTTTAACAAGCTCCAATGAGAGGAGGTGATCCCTATCTCCCTGGTATCTAGGGTATAGATACAAATAACCCCCGCTCCGGCTTTCGCTGGGCGGGGGTTTCTTTTTGTTACGCATTGTCTGAATAAGACACCATACGCCAGTTACTGTTAAAAAATACTAAGTCAATAGTGTCGTGTATTGAGTTGAGTACACGATCAGATCCACATTGGATATTACCTGTACCATGTTTCACTGTAATCGTCCTACCTCCTGTAGAGGGGAACAGGGTTAGTCTATCCCCAGCAACAGCATTGGTGGTAGAGATAGTTGTAAGATCATCAGTACCTGCACCACCCTCTGTGTCTATCCTGTGAGCCTCATTTACAGGGGTGATAGACCCTGATGCAATAGTCAAAGTAGCGACTGGACCACCTCGTGTCAACCCTCCATTAAACGACACAGAACCAGAGAAGGATACGGTGTCAGAGGACGGATTTACCACTATGTCGTAAACGTCGGTGCCTTGTTGGTATTTCTGTGTGAAAGAACCTGACAGCTTATAGCTGTACGTGGACGGAACATCTTGAGCAGTGTAGATCTTGTACTCAGTCTGAACTGCTTGAACTGTGGTGTTCTCGTCAGACATACCAGAGTACATGTCAGATTGAGGTACTGTTTGCCCTGCCCAAGTGTCACCACCAGACTGTTGGAACCCGATAGAAGCAAGACCACCTATCCCAGTAATTCTCAAGTTGGGGGCACTGCCTTTAGCTGCTGAGTCAGACCAAATACGTAGCTTGGGTTCGACAAGTGTAGCAGCAGCATTATTAACCCAGTGACCACCATTGACGTGCAAAGACGCAGTGTAGTCGTTAACAACACCGTTATCGAAGTAACAACTATCAAGATGGTTTTCACGACTGGCGTAGTTAGCCACTAGAACACCGTCAGTGAACGGGTTAGCTGCCCCATCTACAACGTTGCCAGATACAAAGTGTCCTTCAACGAAGTGTACTTGCGGTGGATCAGCAGCAGCATCGTCAGGGTCATTGCCGAAACGAACACACTCATTACACCAAAGTACGTTAGCGTTATAGCAGTTCCAATCCCCTTCACTAACCTGAATACCTCTAGCAGTGTAGTTAGCCTGTGTCGTGTACTCAGCGTCACTCTGCTGGTACTCTGAGACCAATGGAGCATACAGAGCAAACGAACCAGCAGAACCTCTTACTCTAATGCCGTATCCTTTGAAGTTCCTGACTTCTGGGTAAAAGGCCCTTGACCCGGCTACTCCAAAAAAGTCAAGACAAGCTACAGATTTGTTGCCGTTCAAGTAACCAAAGTATTGGACAGCCTGAGTGCTTCTAACCTTTAACATAGCTACAGAGGTGGTAAGATCACCACCAGTAGTAGCAGTCCAAGAAGAACCTCTTAGGTCGAAGTTCATAAAATCAGTAGTGCCACCACCAGAAGCTTTGAACTCAATTTGGTTTTGAATAGTTACTCGTGAATTGTGGAACAGCCACGTTTGGTAGTCCGCCCCGTTGGCCTGCTGCCAAGTATAAAGAGTATACCAAGCGGCTTGGATTTCGGCTGAAGCCTCTACCCCATCTACTGCACCAAACTGTTCAGCATGGATAATTCCGTTATGGAGTAGTTTAGCTTGACCAGAGATACCTGTTAGGTCGTGGTAACTGCCTCCATCATCCGTCCCAGTTGCAGCAGCTACAATCTCGTAGGTTGCCCCTCCTCCGTCTCCCGGATTGAGGTATCCTAAAGTTTCCACTTTATCCCCGACAAGAAGCCTATCCTCAGCTCTCATGTCAGAGACTGTATTGAACTTCCATTTCAGACCATCGACAACTGATGGTGTTGGTTTTGTAAGTGTCATCAACCACTATTCCCTATTTTATATTTGAACCGGGCAATGATTATCATTAAACTACCATCCTAGCAGAAAACTTTGTTCGCCCAGAAGTCGCTGTGATGTTCTTTTTCGTTGATTTCCATTTCGTCAGTTCCTTTATTTCCATTAAGTCGGTTGGACCTGCCAGCGGTCAATAGTTATAGTATCTGCTGCATTGCCAAGCGTTCCGTAAATGCTGATATACAGATCACTGGCGAATGAAATGCTTGTGGTGTCGGCAACATCATCATTCGGACCGCCGACTTCTTTACCATTGACATCCACCACGACAGTCGTCCCAGATGTTCGGTAAATCTCGCCTGTGATGATAAATCTATTCTCATCGCCAGCCGCTTGGTTAATAACAATATTTGAGATGCCGCCCGCTCCCGTGTTCACCTCATAACGAACCTGTTTTGTGCCTGCTGTTCCTGAACAAAATCCTACGGCAGAAAACTTGATACGCTGCGATGCTGGCAAGTAGCCTGCCGGAATGATCAGCTGCTTTAGAAGAGTGATCGTTACCGTTCCCGTAACGCTAGATGGGGCCAGATCGTCAACAGTTGTCTTGAGGCCATAGCAGCGACCCACGCGCGAGTTATTCGCCAGTGTGTTGTCAAATACGATAGCTTCACCAGCACTAGGTCCGAACATATTATCGTCAGCGATCTGAATGAAATCTCCGTACTCATCGACGCGTATGTGATTTTCCTGCGTTGGCAATCCCTGGTCGTCGTAGAATTGGCATCCACTGATAGAAATGTATTCCGGGTCAACACTCGTGCCGCCAATGTGGATGCCTCCATTGCCGGTTATTCCGCCAGGCGTGATTGTCCCATCTTGCCCGTTGTTACGCAGGACGCACCCCTGAATCGTCGCACGCAGCAATGCTTGTCCCAGTAGGATGCCTGCCGCTCCATTTTCCTCCGAAACACATCCTTGAAAAATAAGGTCGTCTATTTCGCCAAGGTTTCGCCAGCCGTCTCCGTCATTGCCCCTCGCCTCACATGCGACAAAGGTTGCGTGCTTGGCAGTGCTTGCCGAAAACCCCGTTTCGAAACCACTGCCACCATTACCTTGTCCGTTGTTGTACGAAATGCAGCCAATGTGGCGCCCACCTGACTTGAACCCGTTAAGGTCATTCCCTGTTGCATGGCAAGAGACCCATTTCAGGCTATCGTGACCGCCAACGAATCCAGTGCCGCCAGCACCACCTGCAGCTTGGTGCGCAGCAGATCCGCAGTTTTCAGCTCGGCAATCAACGAAAGTGCTATCCCTGCCGCATTCGTTTGCCTCCACGCCGCCATTAGACAAGAACAGACCGTGGTCTACTGCGTTTCGTATAAGCACATTCTCGCCGCGCAATCTGTGACATGCGCCAAGGAAATAAACGGCACGGGCGTTGTTGCTGCTACCTACAGTTTGGTTCGCCTGATTTCCGTCTACAATGATGTCGCGCAATGTAACGTCTGTAATGTCGGTTCCCGCCATAACGTTTCCGTTTGTGGCATCCAACATCTTGATTACGGGTCTAGAAGATGGGCCACCAGAGATTGCAAGGCCGGTGTGCATGGTAAGGCCAGAGTGCGCGTAAGTCCGCCCCTCACGCAGATTGATTGTATCTCCGAACGCCTGCTGGTACGCCAGCGCCTGGGTCCAAGCTGATGAGTCATCACTCCCATCTCCGGATGCCCCAAAGTGCTCTAGGTAAACATCACCAAACGGCAGCCATCCAAGCATATCGCTGATCGCGGTCGCACCTGCTGATTTAATGTAAGATACAGTGCCATCAGATACTACATTGCCGTCATCCCACTTCTTACCTGCCACAATATCGGACACAAAATCAGTACGAGAAGTATAATGAGATTGGTCAAGCTTAGCTTGTACGTCTTCCCCATCAGAGGTGGATACTCCATTAGCACTAGGAGTGCCAGTAGAAGTAGACTCTTGGATGTTGATCTCTACATTATCTACACCCTTTGGTGGGGCCGTTGTAAAAGAAAGGGAGGTACCAGATACTGTGTAAGTGTCTTTTTGTTGGTAAATACCATCAATGTACACTTGAGTATTGGCCCTACTTACAGGGTCTTTGGTGAGAACGAAAGTTAGTGTAGAGCCATCACCAGAAAATCTATTAGTAGTATTAAATACAGTGCCAGGCCCCACTCCAGCTAAGATATCTGAAATGTCTACTCCCTGTACAGTGAGGTTTCTTTGAACATCTACATCTCTAGCATTGAGAATATCATTAGAGTTCATATCGAGGTCAGAAAGCATTTGATTGGGCGTTGAACCGTCTCTGGACAAGGTGTTATCAAATGCCGAACCAATCTCATCCCAATTATTATTAATAGTCGTCCCTGAGTTTAGGATATTAGTTATATCAGTTAAGTTAGGTCTCTTTGCCATTTTTATTCTTTCTCCCCAGAATACGCTGTACAGTATCTGTCTCATAGATCCTTAGAGCTGTCCAAATAATAGTTAGAGCTACAGCAACAAGGGGTAGACTGTCCGTAAGGAATGCCGCAACCCCAGTGGTAGAGGCTACGACATCCACGACATGTTTCTCGTCAGGGCTAATCATCTCTCACCTTTGTTCCTTGCTTGTACCCTATTATACACAACATAGGCACCAAAGGCCACCAAAGCCACGGAAAGGCCCACCAGTACATAACCTTGAAGTTCAGGGGCTAGTGTAGCCACAGAACCAACAAGGCCCGTAGCACCCGCTACCATGCCCCCTGCGCCACTAAGGATTTCCTTGGACTGGTTCAGGGGTTTTAGTATGCCGTTTGTATCATTTTCTGCGAGAAAATTTCTGGAGGGTTGTCCGTCAACAGGGTTTAGAAA